CCCAGACCGACAGCTAAGGTCCCCAAATCTAGGCTAAGTGTGGAAGGATGTGGGAACTCTTAGACAGCGAGGAGGTTGGCTTAGAAGCAGCCATCCTTCAAAGAAAGCGTAATAGCTCACTCGTCAAGAGAGCCCGCGCCGAAAATATAACGGGCCAGGGTCGGAACCCTTATGGATGTATTTTTACTCCATATCCTAATTAAAGATAAAGTGGAAAAGATTAAACTTTTCTTTTTCGTTCTTTTACTCGGTGGACCTTTAGGTAAAACTGAAGCTTTACCACTGGGTCCGGTAAATTTAACGATCTCCGGCTTGCTTTTAAAGATTACTCTAGACTCAGTTCTGTTCTAAATGAACTAGTTTTAAAGAAATATATACGAATGTTTTTAATTAATTAAAATTAATTATAACTTCCTCTATATATACCTTTAAAATGAAAGAGATAGAGTGTTGGTTGAGAAGCTCATTCCTCCCAATACCAAGTCTTTAAGTAAGAATTTGATTAAGACAAACCTTCGTTATTTTTCATGACAAAATTACATATTAAAATCTTGAAAAGATTATTAATTTTAATTTTCCCACAAATAAATACACGAAACCAACTCTATATTCTTTTTAAATTTTTTAAATTTTTAACAGATTTAATAGAACATAGGGGTCTTATCTTTACCATTAAGTATTTCAAACAAATGAGACTTCATTGCACACGTTATATGTGTGGTGAACCTCTATTTGTTAATGATTTACATATTGGTATTGACAAAGATGGTTTTCCAAAAAGATTGCATTTTCTGAAACCTCTATTTGATAGTAAGAAATTGATTAATTTGAAATATTGTTTAACTATTTTAAATTTCTCAAGATCTTGGACTTTAAGCCCGAAACAATGAGAAAAGGTTCATGCTAACTTTTCATCTATTACAGATGCTCCTAAGAGCTATCTGAAAATACATGATAAAGATATCATGGCTTTTATCAAAACTTTCGAACTTAAAGTTGAGACACCAACATTTACTTTAAAAGATGTTTTTATGTCTTTTAAATCTGGTCCGCAAGGGCCAGCATCACTTACAGGATATAGTAACTTATTACTTTATAAAAATAATTTAATAAGGTGACTATATAATATAACTGATGTAAATGGAAGAGTCTACCTATCCAATTCCATTGATAAAGCCCTGGAGCTTAACGAGAAACCGAAGTTTTCAGTTCTTGGTAAGCTCTCTTATGTTAAGGATCCGGAAGCTAAATTAAGAATAATAGCCATTAGTGACTATTATACTCAATTATTTTTAAAGAAAATACATAACTCTATAATGAGTTTATTATTTACTTTAAAATGCGACCGTACCCTTACACAGGATCCTTATAATGAATGGGTTGAAAATGGGGAATCCTTTTGAAGTTTAGATTTGTCCTCTGCAACGGATCGTTTTCCTTTATGATTACAACAAAGAGTTCTTAGATTATTATATAATGATAAAATAAGTTCTTCTTGAGGTAATATTTTAAAGGGACGTGCCTTTGCAGTAAACCCTTTGGTTTACAATCTTTATAGTGGATCAACAGTTAATAATCCTCAGGAATGAGAATTAGAGACTGTCCGCTATAATACTGGACAACCAATGGGGACATATTCTTCTTGGGCCGTTTTTACTCTTTGCCATCATTTTATTGTATTTTTAAGTGCAAAAAATGTTGGATTATCTAACTTTGATCAATATATAATCTTAGGTGACGATATCGTTATTAAGAACGATAAAGTTGCTAAAGAATATATACGGATCATGGAAAGATTAGGAGTAGAAATCTCTTTACACAAAACTCATAAAAGTTTGGACTTCTATGAGTTTGCGAAAAGATGGATCGATTGAACTAGACGAGTAGAAATTACTGGTATACCTTTAAAGGGTATTATCAATAATATAAAACAATCTAAAGTAGTGTTTTCAATACTTTATGATTATTTTAAGATTAAAAGAAATTTTAATCCTTCTCGTTTATCTTTAATTGGTATCACAAGAAGACTTATGAAGAATCTCTATATTTTTGTTAAAGTTAAAAATAAGGGTAAACTTAAAAAGTTATACCTTAATATTAATGAAACAGATATAAAGAAACTTCATATTTTGAACTTTTCATTGGATTTCGAGTTCGGATATGTAAATTATGATAGTTTTAGAAGACTATTCATAGCTTGCATACCTGAATCCGACATCTATGTCCCAACCGAATCGGTATGGCTCTCTTTTTACAAGAGGGTCCTATCGTTGGGAATGGTTCAGACTCTTTATAGATTTAACTATTCAATGCAACATAGACCAGAATTGATTAATCAATTCTTTCTACGTAACATGAAGAGTGAAAGTCTATATGGTCACCCTCAATTCCTTGGTATTTTAAATAGCCTTATTGATCAATATCATATAATCAAAGATTTCAATAATACTGACAAGCTTACATTACGTAATGCTGCCAAGTATATGATTTCTATAGATTATACTTCTGTATTTAATAAAGACCGGAACAAAGTTCAGGAATTATTAAATATAGGAGATATGACATGAAAGGCCTTTAAAATATTAGAAAAAGAATGATTAGCAAATAATTCTTTCTTTGAATTATTTGTTAAGTGATACCCTGAAGATGATTATATTCGAAAGATCGAATATGTCATTAATCAGAGTGTCTACCTTTTTCTAAAAGCAAATCCTCAATACACTGAT